GAGGTTGTTCCCAGTACCCGCGGCAACAGCATACAAGGTCACACCCGTGGATCCAGGGTGGGTAGTGAACGTTACCGTGGCGTTCACTGGGAGAGGAAAGCCGTTGGTAGCGGTCACGTTGACCGTGGTTCCGATATAGATGACGTTGGTGGATCCGGTGTTGCTGAGGATCACGGTGCACACTCCTGCCGGCACGAGGAACGTTGCCGCAGCAGAAGCCGTAACCGCTGCTGCTGCCGGAATGTCAATCATCAGCTGGTTCCAGCGAGCACGTTGATCTGACCACCGATGTTGGTGACCACCGTGACTGCCTCACCGGCGACGTGGTCATAGGCCAGGGCTGACGTGGTCAACGTGGTGGTGCCGCCGCCAGAGGTGATGCTGACGACCTCCAGTGCCGCGCCGACACCGACGAGCACGTAGCCACCGTTCGCGGTGCCAGCGCCTGAGGTGATGGCCAGGGTGGTGGCACCTGCTGCCGCGTCTGCCGTGGTGGTGGTCGCGGTCGCGGTCTTAGTGTAGCCACCAACCGCGTAGAGTGACACCGGGCACACTGGGAGGTCGATCATGTTGTTGGGGTAGAGCGGGAAGCCACTGGCTGCCGTGACCCCAGCTTGACCCAGGTAGACCGGGTAGCGGCCGAGGTTGTTGACCGTGACGTGCGGTGTGCCTGCCAGTGACGGTGAGTAGACAAGAGCGGGAACCGCTGCAACACTCTGATTGCCGGGCATCTGCTGCCTTCCGGTACGAACTAGGATCTTACAACGGGTTGTGGCTTAGTCAGTACTACTGGTCACCGTGAGTTGATCAACTACCCGATCGCGGTCCACCACAGGCGTGGCGTGTCACCAACTGACAACGAGTTTGAGGACGGGGTGATGTTGGCGAGGGTGGTCACACCGGTTCCGTTCATGCATACCCGGTAGTTTGCCGCAGTGGTGATGCCCGCGTTGATGGATGATCCGCCGGGTGGTGATCCTGCCCGCTGAACCGTGGGGTAAGTGCTGCAGTTCATGACCATCCCGACCCAGTACTGCCCGGGAGCGCCGCTGTACCCGGCTGACCAGGTGATGGTCTGGAGCCCCGCTGAGAAACTTGTCAGGAAGGTGTCGAGCGCGGCTGAGGCGCGAAGCGTGCCGGTTGAGTCGTACAAGCCAAGCCAGTTGGCCCCCGCCGTGACCCCAGCTGGTGTGGTCGTCGTGGCGAAGTCGAGGTATGCCTTGGTGGCAGTGAACGGGAAGCGTGCCTGTACCCCGACGAGGTAGAGGGCGCCTCCGATGGGGACACCGCTGGAAAGAGCCGCTAGGGCAGCGTCGTAGGACCAGGCGATCAGTCCGTGGTCAGGTGCGTCATAGTTGGCGTTGGGGCGAGTGACGGCGGTGCGCAACCCGACGGGACTGATCCCGGTGCAGGTGTAGACCTCAATGCCGTTGGCGACACTGGAGTTGTTGTTGAAGTTCGCGGTGGTGCCGCCGTTGGTCAGGTCGCAGTTCGCGATCTTGACGTTGGTGACAGTGGAGTCAAAGATCCTGATGCCGTACGCCTGGGTCTTCGAGCCGCCTTGGTTGTCACCGATTCGGCAATCGGTGATCGTGATGTCAGCAGACGACTGGAACAGGATGATCCCGGACTGCAGAGTGGCTTGCTGGCCAGAGTTGAACACCCGAGCACCGGTGATGGTGCCGTCACTGGCAGAGGTGGAACTGACCTTGCCGATCGAGATGCCCTGGTTCCCGGCGTTGTGCACCTGGGTGCCGGTGATGTTGAACCCGGCGACGTTGGCGAGCTGGATGCCGTCAGCGACGGTGGTGTCGATGATGCCGCCGTTGAACGCGATGTCCTGCGCTGCCGTGCCGATCGTGGTCGGGGAGGTGCCGCCGACGACGATGTACCCGTAGCCGGTGTTGTAGCAGTCAACGTTGTTGACTGAGTTGTGGGCGTTGGTACTGTTCAAGTTGACCATGTACACGCCAGTTGACCCGGCCTTGGTCAGGTTTGAGACGGTGCAACCGGTGACGTTCGCGTGTTGCGCGTCCCTGAACAGGATGCCGTTGTTGCCGTTACCGTTTGAGGTGCCGATGAAGTCACAGCCAGTGACCTCGGTGTGCACGGTCCCGGAACCGATCTCGATGCCGCAGTCACCAAAGTTGCGCACCGTGCAACCAGTGACCACGGTGCCGACCACGGACCCGATGACACTGACGGAGCCAGTTGAGCCGAGGTTCTCCGTGAGGAAGATCGCGTCCCAGACAGTCGTGTCTATCATGCAGTTGCGAACGACGTTGCCGTAGCAGGCGTAGGCGTCGTTGTGGTTCAACCCGATCGCGAGCCCGTACCCGCATGACACGATCTGGCAGGCGTCGATCAACCCGCGTACTGAACCACGCAGGATGATCGCGCTGTTGGTGGACGGGCAGTTCTGCACCGTCGCGTTCATGATCTGAGTGAACGTCGTGTTGATCAGGTAGATCGCGGCGTTCGAGACCGCGGCAGATGCCGCGTTCCCGTCGATCGTCAACTGGTGCAGGGTGAACCCGCTGATCCCAGTGGCTGTGATGACACTGGCAGAACTGGTGGTTGGTCGCTGGATCACGGCTGGTCCATACCAGGTCTGCCCTGACAGTGGTGTTAAGCTGTCCGCGTTGTAGGCAGTCGCGCTGTACGGGAAGTACACGGTGCCACCGACACCAGCCGCTGTCACTGCCGCGCTGATGCTTGCCGTGTCAGTGCTGTACACACCAGTAGACGCGGCAACCACGGTGACAGTGCTTGAGGCACTCGTCGGGGTGGTGTATTGGCCGGTCCCACTGAGGTACGTCGCCGGGTTCCCGCTGGGCACGGCAACGGTGACGCCACCTTGGATAAACGGGGCCCCGGGCTCAACAGTGAGCGTACCGCCGGTCTTGACGGTGACTGGCGCGGTGAACCACTGCGGCGCCGTGTTCAGTTCTGTGCCGTACGGGGCCGTTGATCCTGGGATGTATGCCGTAGATCCTCCTGGCATGAACGGTGCCAGGCGCACCTGCCCAGTGAGACAGGTGCGCCTGATCGATCAGATCACCGAGGCAACGGTGGTCAAGCCGACCTCAGTGGTGACAGTGCCTGAGGTCGTGATCCCGTACAGGGCAGCGACCTTGCCTGAGAGCGTGAGCGAGGTACCTGCCGGAACGGGGCACCCGGTGACCGCGGTGACCGCGGACTGGCCAACGTACAGGGTGACCGCGCCGTTGTTGCTGACGGTCACGCCGTAGGCGTTGGCCGCAAACGTGGCCGCGATGACCGTGCCACTGGGCAGGGTGCCGCTGGTCTGGAAGATCTGCTTGGCGACGGTGGTGACTGAGTTGACCTGGAAGGCGGGCTCAACGCCGACGAAAGTGGCCATGTGTTTTCCTCCTTCTCAGCTGAATGGGGTGGTGTCAGAGACCTGGAGGCCCTGGAGGATGCCTGAGTACTGGGGGGCGTGGGCGCACAGTGCACCGTACAGGAAGATGCTGTACCGGAACGTGGCGTCGATGACTGGCCAGGCGATGCTGACGTAGTCCTGCACGCAGGTCATCTCCCAGGCATTGGCCACGTTGGACCAGGTCTGGGGGAGCTGGTAGGTCATGGCCATGGCGGTGCCCTGGGTGAGCCAGGGGTGGACCGTCAGGTTGAGGATGGACTTGGTGATCGGGTTCTGGAACTGGGAGACCGCCGCGCCGACCCGGACCCCGGCCACGTCTGGCTGGTCGAGGAAGAGCCGGTAGTTGGTGGCTGAGCCCTGGGAGATCACGTCGTTGCTGAGACGCATGATGTCGCCACCGTTGCCGATGAGCTCAGCGGGGTCAGCCTTGAACGCGCCAGTGTTGCTGCCGTTGGTCTCCCACAGGCCGTCCAGCATCGCGTAGACCGCGTTGTAGGAGAGGTGAGTGCCGACGGACTGGTTGACGTAGCCACCCTGCCAGTTGGAGGGGTAGATGCCAGCGCTGGCAGAGGCACCGGTGAGAGTCGGGATGACTCCCTCCATGCGGTTGCCCTTGCCGGTACCGCTGTCCGCGGTCGGTGGGTGCACCGTGGTGGTCGCGACCGCGCCCTGCAGGGTGAAGTAGCGGCCGTTGGCGTAGTTGCCGGACTGGTACCCGATGGTGGTGACACCGGCCTGCGTGGTGGAACCGACCTGGAGGTAGGAGGTGGTGGCGGTGTTGCTGGTGCTGACATACAGGTTGTAGGACTGCGCGCCAGCGACGGGGGCGATGGTGACGTCGGCCACGGTGCTGGTCGTGGTCGCGATGGTGGTGGAGGGTGCTGACGCGACTGTCTCACCGTAGTAGTTCACGGCAGTCACGAACACGTAGTAGTTGGCCTGGGTGCCGATGGGGGTCTCGTTGCTGCCCGCGGTGCGCAGGGTGACCGTTGGTGCTGCCGGGGTGGCCAGTGGGGCACTGGTGCCAGCGAGCATCATGTACTCCTCGCCCAGCATCATCTCCTGGAGGAGGATGAGGTTGGCGAGAGCACTGATGTCCTCAAAGCCCTGGCCCGCGAACTGGGCGAGGAAGGACAACTGCTCCGTGAGACCGAAGAAGCGGTAGGGGACGTTGAGGTTCTGCTCAGCCTGGCTGCCTGCCTGAGGGAGGTTGAGGGGCCAGGAGGAGAAGGAGGCAGAGCCGGTGAGCTCGGAGGTGGAGATGTCGAGGACACCCTGGCCACCAGTGCCGGAGCCAGAGATACCAGTGATCACCTTCTCCTGCATGCTAGTGCCCTGGCCAGCTGGCCGGGGGAGCTTGTTGCGGAGAACGGTGTACACCGGGTAGATCAGGCGGCTGGGGGCGCGGAGGTCAAACGGCACGAGGCCGTAGATGGACCCGATGCCCATGTTGCCGGCAGTGAAGGACTTCTGAACCGCGTCAGCCCCGCCTGGCATGCCGCTCATGAGCTGAGCGACCTGCTCCATGATGGACGGCGCGCTGAACGCCGACTTCATGAGGCCGAAGTTGTTGAGGAAGTCACCGTTGAGGCCCTTGACGACCTCTGACTTGCGGGTCAGGCTGCGACTGGTGCTGACACGCAGGTCCATGGTGGCCTGGTGGGCTCGAAGCGCCACCTCACCGTCATCCTGCAGTGCCTGGTTGCCGGTGATGAAACCAGCGCCCTTGACGAGTTCTGGCATGCGGCTGCGGATCATGTCACCGCTGCGGTTGTACTTGTGTGCCTCTTCCGCCGCGGCGTTGATGACCACGCCTGGGGTGGGGGAAGGAGACTCCATGGTGGACAGGATGTCTGCCACGGCACGTCCTTTCTGGTGGGAAGCCTGCGCCCTGTCGCCGGGCCAGCGGTAGTGGGTGGTTAGTTGAGGCCACGCATCTGCATGATGGACTTCAAGGCAGCTTCCCGCTGTCGTGGGTCGTCCGCGGTGAGATACTGCTCCTGCAGGATCTCAAGCTTCCCCAGCTGTGACCGGTCAACGACCGAGGCCAGGGTGATCGGGGCCGTCTCGGTCCCGACGGTCTTGGTGAGGGCCCGTGGCTGGGCCATGCCGCGCCACGGCTCCACGCGGGGATCGGGCTCGTCGCCGAGCCGCTCGATCTCCTTGCGCATCTTCTTGGTCAGCTTTCGCTGCTCCTGCAGCTCTTGCTGAGTGGTCTCCAGCTTGGTGAGGAGTGGGCCAGTGGCCTCTGCCACGGCTGCCTTGACCAGGTCTGGGACCAGGGACTTGAGGAGGACCTGCATGTCTGGTGCCGCGCCGGCTGCCTTCTCTACCACCACTGGTTCTGTCGTGGCTGGTTCTGCCGCGATGGCCTTGGTGACTGCTGCTGGCTGCGGTGCCTCTGGCTGCGGTGCTGGTTCCTCAGTGAGGTTCAGGGGGCACAGTCCCTGGTAGGACTTGCCGAGGTGGTCGTGGAGGAGGAGCATGGCCTGTCGAGCGTTGTCCCGCTGCTGCGTGGTCCGGTAGACCCGGGTCTCTGCCTCTGAGCCCTGCCCCTGGTTGTCGCCCTTGTTGGCTGGGCTGTTTGCCGCGGCACCGGTGCCCAGGAAGCCTCGCTGGAACTGGGAGGCCTGGATCTGCCCCGCGATGACTGGTGAGGTGTTGGGGCCCGCGTATTGGAAGGAGGGACGCGCGTTGCCAGCAGCCAGGTAGGGGCGCTTGAACCGCTGGGCCGTGACGTGTGCCGGGGTGAGGGCCGTGCCTGGTCCCGCGTTGGCGTCAGTGAAGGACTTGTGCAGCTCCTCGTGGAGCTCCACCAGCACGTCAGGGTCACAAGCCTTCAACGTGGTGGCCGCGTACCAGTGGTCCTGGGCCGCGAGTGCCTCACTCATGGTGCCACCAGCTGCCGCGTCCAGGGCCTTCTGCTGCCACCGAGTGGTGTCCAGGTGGGGAAGGTCCCGGTAGGGGTGGGCCAGGGAGAGTACCTTGTGACTGTAGGCTGGGCAGAGGAGGTCGTGGAGGGAACCGAGTTCCGTGTCAACACCCAGTGACTGGTGCTTCATGGCAGTCTTCATCTGCACGTCACTGTCTGAGACCGTGTCCAGTTGCGCGTCTGCCTCAAAGGCCTCCACCTGTGGACCATCTGGTTCCCGGTGGGGGGCAGTGGGCTCCGCGGCCATGCCAGTGACACCATCTGCCGGGGTGGGCTCAGCGCGCTGAGTGACACTCTTGGTGAGCTCTGCCTTCCCGCCGCAGGCTGAGCAGAACTTGGCCTTCTTGCCCATGGATGAGCCACACTTGCCGCAGAGGCCGCGGCCCTTCTTGACTGGCTGCTCTACCGCGGCGGTGACGGTGGGAGTGGGAGTGGGAGTGAGGACCTTCTCACTGTCATCCTCACTGGAGCTGTCACCGTTTGTGCTGTCCTCAACTGAGTCATCGCCACTGTCATCTGCCTCATCCTCACCGTCACTGCCCTCATCGGCAGCTGGCTTTGGCTTCTTGCCCTTGTCAGTGGTGTCCTCGGTGTCAGGGACCTTCTCGACCTCGTCCTTGTCATCGCTGCCAGCCATGCCATGGCCACACGTGCACTTCGTGGCATCTGCCTTGTTGAAGCGCTTGCAGCTGGGGCACTGCACGCCCTTGACCTTGTCGATGGTCTCGTCCTCGGTCACGGCGTCTCCCTTGTCGATACCCAGCTCCTTCTTCCAGGCGTCAGGCAGTTGCGCCACGAACGCCGAGCCCTTTCGGCGGGCGATACTGATGATCCTGCTCTTGACACTGGTGGGGTCGTCGGCGTGGCCGATGAGCCGGGCCGCGTCGTGAACGTCCTTGGGGGTGACGATGGGGTAGGACCGGTGTGGTCCCGCGAAGGCCTCAGCGGGGAGCTTGTCCCGGTCCACGCCGCCACCGACGTTGGGGTCGACCTTCTTGTTGATGACCTGGGCCACGTCTGCCGGGGTGGGGATCGGCTTGCCGAAGAGCTTCCCGACCCACTCAGCGTCACCGCTGTCCTTGGCTGCCTTCACGAGCTCAAAGCGGCAGTTCTTGTTGGCGGGGCGGTCTACCAGGGAGATCTCACCCAATTCACCACCGATGATGCGGCCGTTGACTGCCTGCTTGTCTGACACGATCACGGGGTGCATGATGCCCACGGAGTAGGATCGAAGCACGCCCTTGAGAACCAGGTCCTTGGCCACGGGTTCCACGATGAGGGACCGGACCCACTGGCCACCAACCCCGTCGGTGTCCACCTCGATGCCCTTGCCCACGGGCCGGTACTGGTCATGCTGGACCCGGATGTTGCCACCGGTGTCCAACCAGTCCTTCACGGCCTTGGCAGCCCAGTCTGGGTCCACGATCTGGCGGTCACTGTCCACGATCCCGTCAGTGGCCTTGCCGTAGACGATCACGTCGCCGTCAGGAGTGGTTTCCACCTTGGTGACCGGGAACGAGAGGTAGGTCACCTCACCGTCAGGTGTCAACGTGGCTGCCATGCTCCTCCTTCAGGATGTGACAAGACGAGCCATGCACTGGGCATGGCTCGTCTATGGACCATAATATATCACGCACTGGTGTTTGAGCCACTGCCTGCTGCCTCACCACTGAGGTAGCGGCTCATGACACCACCCTGGTCCTCATCCTCCAGCCAGCTGTGGTCACCGTCATAGACCTCACTGACCCGGTCATAGAAGGCTTGCTCTGGGTCAAAGTCCTCGTCGACCTCGTCTTCATCGCTGTCGAGTGGCTCTTCTGTTGCCGCGTCACTCATGCGCTGCCCATCTTGGGGTAGAGGGTGTGGTTGCCAGTGGCACTGCTGAGGCCGATGAGGGTGATGTCGGCTCGCCGGGTGCCACTCGGGTCCACCGCGTCACTGTTCACGTGGTACATGGTGCCGCGTTGGAAGAGGATCTCTGCCTCATTGCCGTAGTAGGACACGCCCTTCACGTCCATGCCCTGGGCACCCTTCGGGGCGTGGACCGTGAGCAGGAGTCCCTTGCTGCCCCAGCCACCGAAGCCCTTCCCGACGTGTTCCTTGGTACTGGTGGACATGAAGGAGTGCTGGATGCCGACCTTCCCGACGTGACTGCCAACCTCACCGAGCATGGCCGCGCCGTTGTTGATGCCGCGGTGCAGTTCCAGGTCCTGGGTGAGGTTGCTCTTGCTGAGTGCTGAGGTGAGCTGGTCACCACTGGGGTTTCCAGTGGGTGCGTCATGGTGTACCTTGCCGGTGGCGAGCTTGCTGTTGATGGTGCTGTACCAGCTGCCGGTGTACTTCTTGACCGCGGCTAGTTCACTGGCACTGAGGGTCTCACTCCCGAGGTTGGTGTATGCCGAGGCAGGAACCTTGGGTGGTGCCGGGGGTACCGGGGTGAAGTTGAGGGGTGTCTTGGGCTTGGGTGGTGCCACGGTGGTGCCAGCTGCTCGATCCACGGCTTGCTTGTGGCCATATGCCAGTGAGGACTTGCCGTCCCAGGCAGCGCCGGTGGTCGTCCAGGTGGCCCCGCTGGGAGTGTGGGTGACCGTGAACGTGTCACTGGTGCCACTGACTGGCTTGACCGTGCCCAGGTAGGTGACCACGTCCTCGTCTGACTTCCAGGGGCTGGTGTGATGCGTGACCTCACCCTCTTGTGTCATCTGCGTGTTGTAGCCGTACTTGGGGTTGCCTGGGTCCAGCTTGGCCAGGTCACCGCCCTGCTTGAGCGTGACTGCCTGGTTCACGGCGACTGACTGATTGTGGTAGTTGGCCAGTGCCTGGACGGCTTCCTTCTTGGTGCCCAGGTTGTAGCCGACGTGGGTGCCGTCCTCATGGGTGAACATCCACCCGCCGTAGGCCTTCTTGGTGACGGTCCCGATCTGCTGCTTGCTGGCCTTGTCAATGGCCGCATTGGTGCCGTCTTGCTTGACACTGACGTTGCTGGGTTTGACCGCGGTGCCGGCCTTCACCCAAGTTGGTGCCTCTGGCTTCGGTGCCTCAGCCGGCGTGGTCATCTCAGTGACACCGGCATACTTCTTGTTGTGGTACGCGACGACGGCTTCCTTGGTGGATTGGTTGCCAGTCTGAGGAACCGTGGTCCCGTCCTCGTGAGTACCGATAAAACTGTTGCCACTCTGCTTGTAGTGGCCGACTACCGTACCGGTAGGTTGATACACGAAGTCACCGGCACCATCTGCTTTAACGTCAATTGGATTGATCGCGCCGAGTTTCTCGTAGTCCTTCTTGGGAACCGTGGGAAGGACCACTGGTGATGAAGAGGCACCGTTCAGTGAGTTGTGATACTCGGTCAAGGTAAGCTTGGCGTGTGCCCCAGTGGTGCCGGGGAGTGGTGCGCCGGTGGAGGTAGTGTGCTTGACGTCGAGAACTGTACCATTGACGTGCTTGACTTGAGCGTAGGAGCCGATCTGCCCACCTGGGACAGTCTCGCCGATCTTCATGCCGTTGTCATGAATATAGTCGAAGCCGTTGCTGCCCGGGACCGCGGTAAGGCTGTTGACAGTGACCTTTGCTGGCAGAGCAGGCTGCTGGTGCGGGACACCGATGGAGGGTGGTGTCGTCAGTGATGGAAGCTCACCCAGTGATTGCGGCTTCAAGAACGCTGTCGAAACCGTTGGTGACCCTGGTTGAGCGGGGTGTCCCTCTCCACCTGTCATCTTGGAGTTGTGGTGCAGCGCGATGCTGGCCAGGGCGTTGCCCTTGTAGACACCGACGTGGGTCTGGGTACCGTCAGCGTGGGTGGCCGTGAAGGTGCTGCTGCCCTTCTTGGGGGTGTCAACCTGCTTGGTGAGGGTGCCGACGACGGTGTTGGTGGGCTTGTGCACCACGTCACCATTGGCCTTGACACTGAGGTCCGTGGTGTTGATCTCACTGCCAGCCTTGGCCCAGGCAGTAGTGGGTGCAGTCGGCTTCTCAGTTTCTGCACCCTCATCTGCCAGGAGCTGCTTCTCCCAGTCTGCCAGTGGGGCTGGTGCCGGGTGCTGGACCGGTGCGACGCCCTTGACTGGCTTGGGTGGTGCCGAGGGAAGAGTCTTCTTGGCAGCGTGAGTGATGTTGTAGTCTTGATGCGTGGTGCCGACACCGTGCAACTGGTCATGGGCCTGGAGCTGCTCATCGACGCTGTCATGGCTGGGGCCACCACTGGCCACGTGGCTGGCTTGCACGAGCTCATCATGTGCCTTGTGGGTGTCACCGGCAGCGAGGGCGTTGGCCGCGGCGTGGAGGTGGGCTGCCGGGGCTGAGCCGTCGTGCTTGGCAGCGTGTTGGGCCAGGAGGTGCAGGTTGTGGTACTCAGCGACTGAGTCCACGGCACCTTGGTGGGTGGCGTGCTTGGTCTGGAGCTTCATCTTGCCGGAGCCGATGATCGCCCCGTTGTGCTGCCCACTGAACGTGCCATCCGCGTTCTTGCGAATGCCACCGATCTGGGTGCCACCGACGTAGTTCTTGCCCTCCAGGTGGCCCCCGTGGTAGACCTTCCCGTTCTTGGGGTCACGCCAGGCCTTGGTGGTGCCGTGGCCGCAGGGGGGCCGGACGCAGATGAAGCCGTGGACGTACCCCTCTGGCCCGACCTTCAAGATCTGGATCTTGGGGATCTTCAGCTTGGCAGTCTTGTTGAGGTCCCCACCACCGAGGATGACGCGTGCCACGACCACCCCACCCAGGTGCACGCTCACTGAGGTGACTGGGACCTCTGTCACGGGGACTGGTTCTGGGAGGTCCTCACCCTCCTCTTGGTAGGTGAGGGTGACGTGGGGGTGGAAGTCCTGGTGCTCTGAGGCGTGGTACTGAGCGAAGGGCTCTCGCAGCGCGGCCAGCTCTGGGGTAAGCTCCACTGGCGCGAACACGGGGACCTTGCCCTCACTGCTGTCTGAGGCTAGGAACGTGTCCACCCCGCTGACTGTCATCGTGAACGGCTGCGCGGTCTTGGCCACGTGCTTGACGGTGCGGATCACGTCGTCAATGGTGTCGTCACTCACGTCACTGCCCAGGTAGGCCAGGGTGACGTGGTGGTCACCTACCCCACCAGGGACTGACTCGATGAGCCCTGCTGGGAGGTCAATGCTGACCATGCCGCTGCGCTTGGTGAGGCCAGGGGTGGCTGACTTGCCACTGAGCTCACTGGCGTGGGTGGCTGGGTAGATGCCCAGGGCGTCGTGGTGACGAAGGTTGCAGTAGCCTTCTGGGTCTGCCATGTACTTGCCGACGTGCTGGACACACCGCTCAAAGTCACCGGGCTCACCCCAGCGGATCTTGGCGGCGCCCTCACCGTGTGACCAGTACTGCCGCAGGGTCTCCGCGTCACCGCCGTGGCCCTTGGCCTTGTTGGCTGGTGACGCCCCCTGGTTCTCCTGGTAGACGTGGGTCTGGTCCCAGGGCCCACCGTCACTGTCCACGAACCCGACGTAGGCCCGGATCGGCTTCTTGAGCCGCTGGTAAGCCAGGGTGCGGTGGTGCCCGTCGATGACCTTGACCCGGTTCTCACCGGGTTCCTGCACCGCGACCACGGGGTGGGTGTGGCCCTTCCCCTTCTTGATCTGCTTCGCGAACTCCTTGACCCGGGCACCCTGGTGGCTGGCTGCCCAGGAGTCCACGTCGTCATAGTCGATGCGGTCCTGTGGCACCTCGATGGGCCCGATCCACCGGGCCGTGGCCATCCACCCCAGGGCCTTCTCTGGGTAGTTGTGCCGCATCTGGTTCATGACGTGTTCTGCCTCAACTGGGTTCGCGTCATGAGGGTCAGCGGCGTTCTTAGCGGCACCGGGTACGGGAAGACTGCGGATGCCCTGTCCTACAGACTCAGCTTGAACCTGCTCTCGCCTCGCTTGTTCCCGTCCCTGGTTGTACTGAAATCGGTAGTCACCGTGGTATGACGTGAAGTTCTCAGGATAGCCGGCACCGACCAAGTAATCGTGGTGTCCAGCGAGGTGTGGTTCCTTATCTCGATCAAAGACAGGTTTCACGGCATCATTATGATAAGTCAGAATTGCTTTTTTAGCTTCATCAAGACTCGAGAACGTTCCAAGTTCTGTTCGATCAGCGTGCTTGGCTTCATACTGCCATTGACCTGTGAGCTTTCCTGTGGCTCGAACAGAGCCAAGTTTCGCACCGCTGTCATGAATAAGATCCATCTTGCGGCCGTGATTGTCACCCCACTTGACGTCCTTGGCTTCTATCCCACCTTCCACACCCACCTTGACCCAACCATGGCTATAGCCCTTGGGACCGACCTTGACCACCTGGGGTCGTGGCTTGAGGTCTGAGCAGTCATGGTGGATGTCGTGCTCATCATGTGGCAGCAGCACTGGCCCACCCAGGCCGGCTGGGTCACCAGGGATGAGCTCTGCCTCTGGTGTCTCTGGCTCAGTGACCTGACCACTGTTGTCTACGCGTCGGCGGCGAGTCCGGATGGCCTCTCTCACGGTCTGGGCCCGGGACATGCCGGCCTTGAGGCAGTCCACCACCGTGGCAACGTCCTGGTAGTCGACGTGTCGCGGCTGCCAGGTGCCGGGTGACACGCCCTTGAGGATGACCCGAGTGAGGGCGTCAAGCTCTGACTCAACCTGCTGCTCAGTGGTGGTCACCGAGCGACCTCCATGACCGCGTCCAGGACCAGCATGGTGAACCCACCCTTGCTGAGGTCGGTCTGAGTGAACTTGCCCACGAACATGGACTCCACCGCGTCAATGAGAGCGGTGAGGGGGAGGTTCGCGACGTTGGGCTGGGGCCCGTACTGAGGCAGCAGTGACGCGATGAGGCTGGCTGGAATGTCCTGGGGTTCCACTGACACGCCACCGTAGCCACCACTGGACTGAATGCGCTGGTTGGCCAGTGACGCGAGTCGACGACGCAGGTCCTCGCGGTTCTGGGCCCGGGTCTGCGCGCTGGTGTTGTCACTGCCGGTCTGGTTGGGCAGTGAGTTGATGAACTGGTCCTTGGCATCCGCGATCTGCTGCCGGCGGGCCATGATCTCTCGCCGCTGCTGAGCGTAGTAGCCAGGGGCCTCAGGCCGCTGCGTGTTGCCAGTGCTGTCCAGGACCTGGTCACCGCGGACCAGGTCCACCTGGCAGTTGCAGTTGGGTCCCCCCAGGCAGATGGGGCCACCGAACCCGCCGTCACCGGGCCAGCCAGGAAGGGTCTTGAACGTGAACTCCTCACCGTCCCGCTTGAGGCACAGCTCGCAGTGCTCGGCCTCACCCAGGCGCCACACCAGTTTGAGGTCTGGTTCCTGGGCGGCAGCGGCGGTGCCGTATCCCTCGTGCCAGGCCGCGTTGAGGCCCTCACCGTAGAGCTTGGTGCGGGGTGGCAGCCAGGTGCTGGGGTCAGTGCCGTTCTGCTCCGCGGTCTTGACCGCGGCAGCCAACCCGGTGAGGTAGGGGCGCTGGGTCTCGGCTCGTCTAGCCGCGAGCCCCTGGATGACCTCTGGCCCGAGCTGGGGGAGGTGGAACTGGTGGGCCGCGGTTTGGGCCCCGTGGAGGAGGGCCTTATAGTAGGCGGCTTCCATGGCCGCGACCGCGCCGGTGACCGCGTTGAGGAGGGAGATCCCGTCACCGTAGTAACTGAGCATGGTATTGGTGAGCTGCTCCGCGACCAAGGCTGCTGCTGCCGCGACTGCCGCGTCCTGGGTACCGTCTGGTGCCGGTGGTGGGGCTTGCTGGGGCTGGACTGTCGCGGTGGGGGTGGCTGCCTTCTTGCTGCCTGCCGTGGTGTCGTGGCTGCCCTTGCTGTCCGCGTCTTGCTCAGCCGCTTGGTGGGCGCCCTCAGCCGCGGCTTGACCCGGGTTGCCGCTGCCAGTTGGCTTCTTGCTGCCACTGGACGCGCCCTGAGTCGCTGGCTTCGCGACTGGCTTGGTGGCTGGCTTTGCCTGGTTGGCCTCACTGCCGGCGTCTGGGGTCGCGCCCTGCTGGTCACCCTGGCCCGTGTCTGGTTGCTGCTGGGCCTGCGCCCCCTGGGCTTGGGCCTGCTGCTGGGCTGCCGCGCCAGCCATCAGGGTCATGAAGCCGGTGGGGGTGAACACGCCTGGTTCTGAGGTCTCTGGGAGGCCGAAGGGCTGCTTGCCCATGGCGTCCCGGCCCTCGTCGATGGTGAGGAGAGCGTGGCTGATCTGGTTGACCAGGAGGTTGGTCTGGGTTTCTTCGTCCTGCTCCTCCCGCATGCCCTCAAAGATGAACTGCATGTCGGGTTGGCCACACACCACGTGGAGGACGTGCTCCATGATGGCGGTGAGGAACATGAGGGTGGGTGTCAGCGTGGACTGGTCCTGCTGCTGCCCAGCCATCTTGGCCATCTGGTTGGCCGCGCCTGGTGACTGCGTGGTACTGACCTTGGGGCTGATGCCAATCTGCATGGGCTGCACCCCGAAGGCCATGCAGGTCTGGGCCATGACGATCTCGTCAAACTGGTCCGCGAGCTCCGTGGGCCGCTGGGGGTCCACCCGGCTACCACTGGGAAGCACGATGATCTTGTGGTGGAAGGCGGGGTCACCAGCGATGGCGTTGAGGGCGTCTTGGAGTTCCCGGATCTGGTTGGGGGAGAGGTCATTGCCCGGTGAGATGTACACAGCGGGAACGGTGCCCTCGCGGAAGTAGTCCCGCTGGTAGCCCTGCTTGCTGAGACCCGTGGTGATGGGGATGAGGCCGCGCTCAATGGGTGGGAACCCGTAGGGGGTCCAGCGCCGCGGGGTCATCCTGAGGTACATGAGCTGGCTGCCGGTGAACTGCTGGAGCTGCGCGCCCTTGAGGCCGTGTTCCTCGATGTCCCGGTCCATGATGGAGGTCATGAGGTCCACCCGGGGCACCCCGTAGAGGTACTGCTGGTAGCCGACTGCCGGTGGGCGGGGGATGCCGCCTCGAAGGTTGTACAGTGGCCGGATCGTGGGCCCGTTGACCAGGGCGAGGCTGTGCAGGTTGGACCCGAGGAGGCCCTTCTTGTTGCCGCGGCCCCGCATGGGTCGCATCACGATGGACAGGGCGTCATAGACCAGGACCTCCTCCATCACGTTGGAGATCCAGGACTGCCAGCTGAAGTAGTCCTCATCTGGGTGCTTGAAGAACTTGACTGCCTCTGCCCGCCGCTCACCGAAGTCCTTCATGGCCGCGGCGTCGTTTCTCATGGCCTTGGCAGCGTCCCGAGTGGGGGTGATGTCCCACTCCAGGGACACGATCTGAGCCTTCAGGAACTCGATGCAGGCCCGGGCCACGGAGTAGAGGTCAGCCAGGGTCTGGAGTTCCTGGAAACTCGCGAGCTTGAGGCCCTCGTCACCGGGTGTGCCAGTGGGGAGGTCCCAGCCGACCCGGTACTGCTCGAGTCGGGCCTCCACCTGCCCGTACTCGTTGGACTCATCCACGGGGATGGACAAGATGGGGCTGAAGGGCCCAAACGCGCCGTCAGTGAAGACCTCTGGTGGCCGCGGGAGGCCCAGGGTGCCATACGTGCTGCCCCACCCACCTGATGGATTGACCAGGTTGCCACTGGTGGCGTGGCCGGCCAGGGTGTTGCTGAAGCCGGCACCAGGGGTGGAGGGTGGCAGGGTCTGCCGGTTCACGCCACTGGGGATGGCGCTGTTTGCCGCGATGACTGAGCCGCGTCGTGCCACGTCACGCTCCTCTGTCAGTCGTCGTCATGGTCCTCGTCGTCGTCAACCTCAACGTCGATGACGTCTGAGGGGAAGATGATGTCTCGGTTGTTCCAGGCACCCTCAGGCCAGTACTCCACTTCCAGGAGGGTGCCATCCAAGTGCCAGGTGCTTCGCTTGACCCTGGGACACGGCTGCCGGTCCAGGGGCAAGCCGTATACCACGTCGTGGATGCCAGCGCAGTGCACGCACCCTGACTTGCCGGATACCTCACCGCGGAAGATCTTCTGCGCGGCTTGGATCTCAGCAGTGACCAGCTTGCTCACGTCACTCACCTCTCTCATAGAGCCAGCGGAGCACGTGTCCCACTGAGGTGAGTGACTCACCACTGACGTAGCTGTTGCCACTGAACAGTGACATGGTCACGTAGGCACCGGCAAACGCGGCCCGAGCCGTGGCCTGATCCAGGAGTGGCACGTCCAGTTCCCGGAACACGTCCCGGACCCCGGCAGCCCACTGGTCAGTGAGGTGCAGGGGAAGTTGCAAGAGGGGTGAACCAGTGAGGTCCTCCAGGTCCGCGAGGTCCTCAGCAGCTTGGTGTCGACGGTCAGGTCTCTCCACTCTCATCCTCCTCACCAGGTGTGACACTCACGAGGTCTGGTGCCTCAGCACCGCAGAAGGGGCAGTTGTCTCGGGCCACGCCAGCCACCTCAGCCAGGTAGCTGCGGGTGCAAGCAGGGCAGTTCACTGCCCCGTAGGCACTCATCCAGGTGCCTTGCTGGGTCCAGAAGGCCTGCACGACGGCGTCACCCCGATCCGTGGAGCGGCCGATGCGCTTCTTGATGTTGTCCTTGGATTCCACCTTGAGCTTGCCACCGGACAGGGCCTCCTCAGACTTGGGTGCCGTGAGGTCACCCAGGAGCTCGTCGTCGTCTGGGAGGCACACGTCACTGCCAGCTGAGGGGTCCAGGAGTTCCCGAAGGTTGAACCACGCCGCGGCCCGGACGTTGAGGAACTTCATTTCCCCGGTGACGTCCCGGCGGTTTGTCTTGCCGGAGGCCACGAAGGGCTGTACCTTGTGCCCCTGCTCCTTGAGCCGGTCATACACGCCGGCACCGATCCCGATGACGTCCACGATGGCAGTGCAGCGCTCATCAGCGTTGAGGACCCCGGCCACTCGGCCAGTGGTGGCCATGGTGTCAGCCAGGGCGAAGGTGCGCAGCTCTGTGACCACGTTGTCTTGCCGGATCGCCAGCACGGTCTTGTCCGCGCCGGACCGGGCCACGTCCACCCCGACGGTGTGAGGGTACCCAGGGTCGAGCCGACCGGCCTCGTTCCACTCGTGCCAGCGTTCCACGGCAGCCTCTGCCCAGCTGAGAGGGATGATGCTGTCCTCTTCACCGGCGTGGAACTCACCCAGCACGCGGTTCTGGAACAGGGCACTGGTCTCACCCCACTGCAGCTTCCGGGCCTCCAGCCACTCCAGGGAGATGCGCCCTGCCTGGATGGCCTCTTCCACGGTGACGTGTCGGACGTGCCAGTCCGCGTACCCTGGCTTCCGGGACTGGATGTCATAGAACCGGCCAGCTGGTGGCCCCGGGGTGCTGAGTGACATGGCGTAGGTCTCACCGGTGCCAGAGAACGCGCCCTCACAGGCGTCAAACGTGGCCGCGGGGATGGACTTGGACTCGTCATAGATGAACAGGAGCCGGTCAGCGTGGCAGCCCTCAATGAGAGCGGGGTTTGAGCACGCGGCGGCAAACGCGGCACCGTGGGTGAGCCTCAGGTTGAGGTTCAAGAGCTCGTTGCCCCTGAACGGGTGGTCCCTCACCTTCTCCCACTTGATCCGGGCAGCCCACTTCCGGATCTCTGGGGCCAGGTAGTTGATGAGCTGTCGCCAGGCACCAGCCGTGTACACGCACTTCCAGTCCACCCCGGCGGCGTCACTGGTCAGGGCGAACCAGAGGATGGTGATCGCGGAGGTGGTGGACTTGCCCAGGCCGTGGGGGCCCCGGACACTGACCCGGTGCTTCTCCTCCAGGAGATCCAGGATGTCCTTCTGGTAGACGGTGAGGCCGTCACTGGTCCAGTTGATGCAGTCCTGGGCGAACCCGACTGGGTCGTGGTAGTACCGAGCGACCCCGACCTTGAGCTTGGCTGCCTGCCGCTGGAGGTCTTGGAGGTGGCGGAGGCGCTCCAGTTTCACGAACTCCAGGGAGTCGGCCTCAGTGAGCTCTGTCACGTCACCACCTTTCAGGCAACACAACGAGGGCCTACCTTATAGGTAGGCCCTCGCGGTGTGTCTAGTTCTCGAGTCCCCGGTTGAGTTCGATCTCGAGGCGCTTGATCTCGCTCTCCACGCTGTCAATGGACACGACCTCAGCGCGGGTCGGTGCCATGTAGCCCATGAGCTTGGCCTTCTGCTCCTTGACCCGCATGATCCGGTCCATGACCTCAAGCACGAAGCGGTTGTCGTTCAGGGGCTCACCGGTCTCACCGTGGATGATCCGCCCCTGGTTGACCAGGATGTGCTTCTGGTCCAGGAGCTTCCACAGCCGGTACTCGAGCTCATCCAGGCCGGTGTAGTCCATCTGCCGGAACTCATCGTGAGCGAACCGGACTGCCGTGGCCATGGCTCGCTTGATCGCTGCCGCGGCTCGCCGGGGGTCGTCACCGAGGCTGAGGCGCTCACAGATGTCCTCCAGGGACCAGCCCAGGGCCTTGAGCCGGGCTGCCTCAGCGTCCCGAGCCGTGCCCTTGTGGGTCACACCGGCGCTGCTGCGAGGGAAGGAGAGAAGGAACCGGTCAACCTCCAGGGTGGGGTCAGCATCTGACATGCCACTCACCTCCGCCCTGGTGAGACAGTTGTCACCATGGTCTCACTATATCTCAGCCGTGATCTGAGGTACAGTGAACGGCGCCCTGACATAGTGCGCGGCGGTGTAGTATGATGCAGCTATGCCTGATCACCGCGACGTGACCCTCACCACCAGGATGCGGGACAGCTCACTGACCGCGCAGCGCCTGGGTGCCTGCCTGGATGACCTGGTCACTGACCCGGTGCAGCGGCGAGAGGACACGATGCGCCACTCCACTCGCACCGGTTCCTCACCCTCTTGGAACGCTCAAGCCGCGTACCTGGTCTTGGAGCTGCGCCAGTTGGCCCGGGGCGCGGAACTCGGGCTGCGCCTCCGGGTCAGTGGGAGCACCCAGACCAGGGGTGGCAGTGACCGCAACACGACCCTGGCCCTGCAGGCACTCCCTGACCTGGCAGCTGGAATCACCGGGGACGCGGATGAGGACTGGGCGTGGCAGGCCTGGCACACCCTGGACCGGTGGTGCACCCGGGCCCAGTTGGCACTGGGTGAGATTGAGCCCCAGATCCGCCTCCCCAGGTTGCCAGGGCAAGAGGAGGCCAGATGCCCGTGGTGCCGGTGTCGGACACTCAGGTACCAGCGGCAAGCCGGGTTGGTGCGGTGCGTGAACCCAGGGTGTGAGGATGAGACTGGGCAGCGACCCCTGGCCCAGGTGGAACTGGGAAGGTTGAGCGGTGAGCCACTCCTGGTGTGGCGGGACGGCGGGGTCGGGGTGACCGCGGCGTGAACCGGGGCTGGTCCTCCCAGGGGCTGCCCGTGGTGGGTGAGGACCCGCAGCTGTGGACCATCAACCACGCCGCCGGATTGCTGGGCCCACCGCAGCTCACCCCAGCCCAGTTGCGGGCCAGGGTGAGGGTGACTGGCCTGGTACCAGTGGGGAAGCGCCGGGTGACTGAGGCAGGCCACAGTGGCC